AATTAAATAAGCTGGGGCCGATTGCTTCAGCAGTCCATTTGAGCGATAGTGACTTTTAGGTCGTTTAAACCTAAATATCAAACCAACGTGACAAGCACCCTCGATAGGTGTTTCTGTCTCTTTTTTGGCCACCTTGCTAACTTCCCTACGCCATGTTTTTACCCTTTTGCAAACTTCGATCATTCTGCCACCACCAATATGTCGTTTACTGCCTTGAGGGGCTGGTTCAATATTCTCAACGGAAAAAATAAAAGATGTCATTTAATCCACAAGGTTATCCTTTCACTGCTTTACCTACAAATCTTAGAGGAAAAATACAACCTTATCAATTAGCTGTTTTATGGGTCATTCAAAGTTACGCAAGTAAAGATGATCAGCAATGTTATCCGTCATTGAATACAATTTCAACTGCTGCTTGCATGTCAAAACGCCACACTCAAAGAGTTGTGAATCAACTGGTTTCTCTTGGATATTTGGAAAGAAAACATCAAAAGGGAAAAAACGGAGAACAAGGTAGTAATTTATATAAAGTGACGATCTGGCATCTTGCTAATGTTCCAGAACCCAGTGTTGATGGGCGTGGCATATCAGTCACCCCCCCTAGCACCTCAGTCACTACCCCATGGACTGACAGTCACCCCCCCATGGACTCACAGTCCACCAAACTAGATACATATAAACAAGATATAAATAACAATATTAATAAAGTCAGTAAAAAAACAAAGAAAAAGATTTATTCAGATGATTTTGAGCTTTTTTGGCAAAAGTATTTAAAAATTAAAAAAAGAGCTTCAGGTCAAACTAAACCAAAAGCCTACGAAGAATATTGTGTCGTTATAAAAAGTCATTCTTCAAAAACACTTGCTTTTGCTTTACAAAGAGCTATAACTGATCAGCACCTAATTGAAAATAAAGGCGGATTCGCCAGTCCCTTTCCTGATTGCTATCGTTGGTTAAAAAATGGCAGCTTTGAAGCATACCTACCAAGCACCATCGAAAAACCTAAAAAACAAAACTGGGAGAAAGATAAATCCCAAGATCAACCTTTTTAACTTGCCATGAATTATTTAGTAAAACACATTGAACTTTATTTGTCAGAAGTTGGAGATGGAGATCCTGATTTACAATATACACAACAAGAAGAATATGTTATGCATCAAAGATGTTTAGGTAGATGGAAAGCTAAAGATGAAATTGATCTAAAAGCAAAAATATATGATTTTATTGGATATCCAGTTGAAACAATAATTTTTAGGGAGCCTAAATCATGACTAATTACAAAAGAAAACTAACTGAAAAAACAATAAATTTTTATCCACCTGATAAAGATTGTTACGCTTGCTACGACACAGGAATCGTCAACAATTCAGATCGATTAGTCAACCGACTGTATTGGCATGACTATGATATAGATGAAAAAGGCAGAAAGTTTGCTGGCTCTGATGCAGCCATAATATGCCATTGCAAGAAAGCATACCAACAATTAGATGAAGATCAAAATGTTATCTCCTCTGGATATAGAGACTCGTTAGGTAACATTAAAACAGTTATAACTTCTAGTGGTGAGCACACTCTTGGCGTTTCTTTAACTAAAGATGAAACAAGAATGTTGCACAACAAAAGAAAGGAATCTTGGCAACAAAGTGTTAAATTGATAAATGATTATCGCTTGCAAAATATAAACAATCCAAAGAAAGAACTGCCATATTTTATACAAACTGTCAAAGAATCTTTAAAAAATACTCCCTCCCTGTTTTCTTTTCCTACAGAAAAAGCTACTGTTGAATCAATGAAACTCAACCAAAGTGACCCACCGCCTTCCTAAAAACCTTCTCTATGAGTCGGCTCAAGCAAGAGAAAAGAAGGAAAATATAGAGTTTTCTAAGCAAAACCCTTATCCTGTGCCTCTTGCAAACTTGATGAGTTATAACTGGCCTGTTCACATGAATTGGGGGGACTGGTATTTAAACGAGGAAACTTATTCCCTTGATTTGATGCCCGACTGTCATTTTGGCATTTGGGACCACGATGAACCGCTTTATTCAATAAATTTAATTGAAGTTTGTTCTGCCAACGACATGATTCGTTGGTTTTTTCATTTACATGGCAAGAACCCTCACCTTTATGGAGAAAACTTAATATCTGATCTTTTTTATGCTTTTTATGAAATTTATCACGATTTTAAGTTAGACCTTCAAAAAATGGGACAAATAGTCTGTTCAACTGCGGTTGTAAAACTTCACATCCAAAAATATAATCAATTCAAAAACAAAGCATGAAAATTAACGAACTTAAAAACGACCATAAGAACGCAAGAAAAAGAACTGACCGTTCTTCCGCTTTGATAAAAGAATCTCTTAAAAAATATGGTGCTGGTCGTTCCATAGTTATTGACGAAGAAAATCGAATCCTTGCTGGCAATGGAACAATTGCTGGGGCAAGAGCTGCTGGTATAAAAAACGTCAGAGTTATTGAAACCGAAGGTGATGAAATCATCGCTGTAAAAAGAAAAGGACTCTCTGAAGATCAGAAGGTTGGTCTTGCTTTAGCTGATAACAGAACCTCCGACTTATCCGAGTGGGATAAAGAAATGTTGCATCAGCTTTCTGAAGATCACGATATTGATCCGTGGTTTACCAAAGAGGACCTTGCAGAAATACTTGGCGAACCAGATATTATTCCAACTGAAGGTTTAACAGACCCAGACGAGGTACCTGAAACTCCTGAAGAACCAACAGTTCAGTTCGGAGAAGTTTGGAGACTTGGAAACCATAAATTATTATGCGGAGACTCAACCGATCAAAACCAACTCCAACCTTTGATGGAAAATGAACTTGCAGACCTTTGGTTGACTGATCCTCCATACAATGTGAACTACGAAGGTGCAACTGCAGATAAATTAAAAATACAAAATGACAATCAATCTGATGCAGAGTTCCGACAGTTTTTGGCGTCCGCTTACACGGTTGCTCATCATTATCTCAATGACGGTGCTTCCTTTTATATCTGGCATGCAGACTCAGAAGGTTATAACTTCAGAGGTGCAGCAAAAGATGCCAACTTGCAAATAAGACAATGCCTTATCTGGGTCAAGTCCTCAATGGTTATGGGTCGTCAAGATTATCATTGGCAGCACGAACCTTGCCTTTATGGTTGGAAAAAAGGTGCTTCTCATTTTTGGAACGCCGATCGCAAGCAAACAACCGTGATGAACTTTGATAAGCCAAACCGCAACAAAGAACACCCAACAATGAAACCTGTTGATCTTATCCAATATCAAATGTCAAATTCAACAAAGCCAAATCATATCGTTCTCGACACCTTTGGTGGCTCTGGCACAACTTTGATCGCCGCTGAAAGAATACAAAGGCAAGCTCGCCTTGTTGAACTCGACCCAAAATACTGCGATGTAATAATTAAAAGATGGGAGAATTTCACTGGAAATAAAGCAAAACGTGTAGTATTTAACTAAGAACTACAATTTATGGGCAAAAAAGGTACGCAAGCAGAGACAATTGTCAGGGCTCAACGGTTCGCTCGGATAATTGCTAACGGGGGTCGTCGGTCTGACTGCGTTCGTTATGCTTCCGAAAATTGGGGGGTGGGAGAAAGAAGCGTTGCTAAGTATTTACAAATAGCTAGAGAGGAGTTGAAGAAGGATTGGGATATGGAACGACCTCAGATGATTGCTGATCTTTTGGCTCAATGCAGCACCTTACAGATGGAAGCTAGAAGGTCTGGTCAATATCATATCGCTCTTGGTGCGATCAATACTGCTGCCAAACTTGCACACTTGGTCTCATGAGTCTCTTAGAAACTGTCTCGCAAGGCCATGTTTTATTTGAAGAAGGTTTTAGTTATATTCCTTCGTCAAAAGATGTAATAAAAAAAATAAAAACTAAATTGCTTCCTCATCAAGCATCTTTCTGTGATGACATAAGTCATCGCAAACTTGCTCTTGTTTGTGGCTTTGGTGCTGGCAAAACTTATGCTTTAGTTTCTAAAAGTATTATTCTTGCTTGCATGAATGTTGGTCATATATCTGCCATCTTTGAACCAACGAGCCCGATGCTCAGAGATATTTTGATGCGAACTATGAACGAGCTTCTTGAGAAGTGGGAGATACCTTACACTTTCAGAGCTTCGCCTTTGCCTGAATACCAACTTACCTTTGAAGAAGGAACTCATACGATCCTATTAAGAACCATTTTGACTTATCAAAGGTTAAGAGGACAGAACCTCTGTGCGGTTGGATTTGATGAGGCCGACACCGTGAATAAAAGAGACGCAGAGCAAGCGATGAACATGGCTCTTGCAAGATTAAGGTCAGGCAATATTCAGCAGTTTTATGCAACAACAACTCCCGAAGGTCACGCTTGGGCTTTTGAGACTTTTGAAAAGAACGCAAAGGAGGATACAAGGTTAATAAAAGCAAAAACAAGTGATAATCCTTATCTGCCAGAGGGCTTTATTGATTCTCTTCTAGAAAACTATCCTCCGCAACTTATCCAAGCCTATCTCAATGGAAACTTTACAAATCTTACGACGGGGGCTGTGTATTCAAGATTTGATCGCAACAAGCACTTAGTTGATAATATTTCTTTCGATATAAAGATGGAGACGCTTTTAATAGGAATCGACTTTAACGTGATGAACTGCAATGCAGTCGTAGCAGTCAAAGACGGAGATAAATTGTTTGTGATTGATGAAATAACGAAACAAAACGACACCGATGCACTGGCTCAAGAAATTAAAAGAAGGTATCCTAACAACAAGATATTAGTTTACCCAGATGCTAGTGGTGCTGCCAGATCAACGATCAACGCTTCAAAGACAGATATTGCAATTCTCGAAGGCTACGGTTTCTCAAGCATGGCACTACGCAGTAACCCACCGATCAAAGACAGAGTTCAAACCTTACAAGCACTCTTGGAAAACAGCAAAGGATGGGTGCGTTTGGCGATTCATGCCAGTTGCAGACGCTTGATCGAATGTTTAGAATTGCAAAGTTATGATGAAAAAAGTGGAGATCCAGACAAGCAGAATGGATATGATCACCTCAACGATGCGTTAGGTTACCTTGTGTATAGAGAATTTAATATTATTCATGCAAGGGCAGGCCGACGAACAGGAATTAGAATATATTAAAAGAAATGATATTATGAGGAAAAACCGTGTATAGCTCACTAAATATTTACAACCAGCCTGTAACTTTAGCTCCTACAACGGTTGCCTCTCCTAATGCTGCCTATCAAAGGATGGCAAATTTCTGGGGTTTGATTGAGGATTTGAAGGAAGGCACTTATAAAATACGCAGCGAACATAGAAAATATTTACAACAAGAACCAAGAGAGACAGATGATGCCTACGACACAAGGCTGGCAAGATCTACGGTTGTTCCTTATTTGCAAAGGATAGAGAAAATGTTGTCGGGAATGTTGGTGCGAAAGCCTGTCAGACTTGACGATGTTTCTGATCTTGTTCGAGAGCAGCTTTTTGATGTTGATCTTGAGGGCAACGATCTCAACGTTTGGCTCTATCAAACTGCAAGAACAGCGATTTCTTTTGGCCACGTCGGGGTACTTGTTGATGCACCAAAGGAGGGAGAAAAGGCAAGGCCATATTGGGTTACTTATACACCAAGAGATATTCTTGGCTGGCGGACAGAAATTGTTGAAGGCACAAGGCAATTGACTCAACTAAGACTGATGGAGCAAGTTGTTGAAAATGATGGCAAATATGGTGAAAAGTTGGTGAAACAAATCCGAGTTCTTGAGCTTGGTCGTTATGAAATACACCGCAAAGATAAGAAAGGCGAATATAAATTAGTTGATGAAGGCGAGATGAGTATAAAAGATAAGATTCCGTTCGCAGTTGCGTATTCAAACCGAGTTGGATATTACGAATCACGCAGTCCTTTGTACGATATTGCAGAACTCAACCTCAAGCATTATCAAATACAAAGCGACCTTGATAATATTCTTCACATCAGTTCTGTTCCTTTACTCGCGGTTTTTGGTTATCCAAATGCTGATGAAATAACAACTGGACCAAATGAAGCGTTATCTTTGCCACCAGAATCAAGACTTGAATATGTTTCTCCATCTGGGGACAGTTATGACAGCCAATTTAAAAGGCTTGGAGATATTAAAGATCAAATAAATACTTTGTCCCTTGCTGCTGTTCTTGGTCAAAAATTAGTGGGAGAAACTGCAGAGGCAAAGCGGATCGACAGATCGCAGAACGACTCAACGATGATGGTTATCGCACAGCAAATGCAAGACTTGATTGATAACTGTCTCAAGTTTCATAGTGAATATTTAAACGAGCCAAACGCTGGAAGTTCTTTTGTAAATAGAGACTTTGTGACCGCAAGGCTTGAGCCAGCAGAGATTGATAGCCTCCTCAAAATATATGCTGCGAATGGCATTAGCCAAGAGAAACTTCTTGAGCAACTTGCAAGTGGAGAAATACTCGGTGATGACTTTGATATTGAAGAGGAACTCGAAAAGACGCAATCGGGTGGGTTGATAGAGATGAACCAAGAAAGTGAAGCAGCTTAGTAAATGGCAGTTCCAGAGGCTTTTTACAGAGAAGCTATAGATCTCAACAGATATAGCAATAAGGTGCAATTTCAAGTTGCAACCCAATTTAACGAAGTTATCCTTGATGTTCTCAGGCAGATAAGAGACCTCGAAGGGAACAGCCCAGCAACAACTGCAAGATTAAGATCAATATTGGCTCAAATGGTTGATAGTTTGAAAGGCTGGGAAAATGAAAGTGCCGTTTATATGATTGATGAACTGCAAAACTTAGCAGAGTTTCAAGTTGGCTTTGTGCAAGATCAACTCCAGCGAGTTCTTCCAAAAGGTGAGTTTCAAGTAAACACTGTTGCTGTTTCTCCTGACTTTGCAAAATCAGTTGTTACCAGAGATCCAACCGCCTTAACGATCCGTTTGCGTGATAAAGATGGAGTATTTAGAACTGCACAGTTTGCTTTGACTGCCAAAAGAGGATCAGATATATCTCTTCCGAATGGAAAAACTGTCAAAAAAGCATTCAGAGGTATTGCTGATGATTCAGCTTCGAGACTTTCAAAAGCAATCCGACTTGGTGTTCTGGAAGGGGAGTCTTTACCAAAAATTGTCAGAAGACTCAAAGGTCCTAATTTAAGTTTTGTTGGAAAACCTCAAAATGCTATTGCTTTAAACTCTGCCTTAAAAGATTCAGAAGGAATGCTGTTGTCAAACAAACAAATCCAAACTGTCGTTAGGACAACAGTTAATCAAGTGCAAAATGCTGCGAGTCAGGCTGTTTATGCAGCAAACAGCGACATCACTGGCAGATATCAATATGTTGCAACTCTTGATGCAAGAACAAGCTCTATTTGTCAAAGGTTAGATGGCCAATTGTTCAAATATGATCAAGGACCTGTTCCCCCTCAACATTTCAATTGCAGATCAACAACTGTTCCAATTATTGATGACGATGATCTTGCCAGAGCCTTTCCAAATACAAGACCCTCTGCAACAGGTCGTGTTCCGCAAGATACAAATTACGCAAACTGGTTAAAAGATAATCCAGATATCCAAGATAAAGTTTTAGGTAAAAAGAAAAGATATTTTAATTTTTTGATGAGTCCTAAAAGAGGAAAGAAACAACTAAACGCAACAAATGCCTTAAA